AGTTAATAAAAAAGACGGTACTAAGTTTGATGCTCCTAAAGTTGTTGACGGGATGAAGCGTCCATTTACTCAGCTTATTGGTAACGGTTCAGAAGTCGCTGTTAAGTATAAGGCCCGTGATTGGGATCATGCAGGTAAAAGCGGTATTACAGCTGATCTTAAAGCAGTACAGGTGTTGAAACATGTCCCGTATGGTGATGGCGAAGATTTTGATATCGTAGAGAGTTCTACAGGCGGTGATGTCGATGACATGGATGACTTCGATGATCTCCCAATGACTGCGGCTGGTTAATTATTAGCAGTCATTACTAAGAAAGAGGAGCAGGGTTTTTGTACTCCTTTACCTGCTCCTCTTTTAGTATTTAAGGGAACTTACGAGAGGAAAAACTATGGATAAAAAGAAAAAAAAGATAGATACTCTCATTGAAGATATTTATAAAGTCTTTGAAGATCAAGTTGATCTGCCAAATGATTTAATAAAAGATTTTGGTACTCGTGTCTCAGAATTAGTTAAGAATCGTATTGAAGAAGTACGTAGTGGACCAGAAGGATTACGTCTATCTCAAATTGGCACACCCAACAGAAAAATATGGTACGGCTTACAGAACTATGATAAGAAGCCTCTTACTGGACAAGATCGTTTAAAGTTTCTGTATGGTGATCTTGTTGAAGAACTTCTTTTATTGTTAATTAAATTAGCTGGACACACTATCACTGATGAACAAAAGACCGTTACAATTGAAGGTGTCGTAGGTCATCAAGATTGTCGGATTGACAATGTAATTACAGATATTAAATCTGCTAGTTCATTTGGATTTAGAAAGTTTAAAGATAACTCAATAACAAATGGTAATGATCCTTTTGGTTATATCGCACAACTATCCGCATACACCGAAGGACAAGGCGAAGATTCTGGAGCCTTTCTAGTTTTAAATAAAGAAAATGCTGATTTACATTTACTTCATATTGATAGTATGGATATGATCAATGCGACAGATCGCATTAAAGAATTGAAAGGATTAGTAGATGCAAAATCTCCACCTGCTCGTTGCTATTCTGACGAGCCTGATGGTGTTAGTGGGAATCGTGTTCTCCCCGTTAATTGTGTTTGGTGTTCTTATAAGCATGCTTGTTGGAGTGATAGTAATGATGGGAAAGGACTTCGTACTTTTAAGTATTCAAAAGGTTTGCGATATTTTACTCAAGTTTATAAAACACCTAATGTACAGGAAATAACATGATTGAAGTTGATATTGCAGTAACGGCTATTGACCGTGCAAGAAAACGGGCATCTGAAATGCCATCGACACTTAAAAACTCTATCACTAAAGGGGCTGGTATCTTAATTGGCTGCGTAGGTGAAGAAGTAATTAGAGATGTTGTAGGTAAATCTAAAGTGAAAGGAGAGTTTAATTATGAATTTGACTTTACAGTTAAAGCTACTGGTGAAACAATGGATGTTAAAACTAAATCAACTTCTGCAGTGCCATTGCCCCACTACGATTGTAGCGTCAGTGGACACAATATTAAGCAGAAGTGTGATAACTATGTATTTGTAAGGATCACAAGAGACTTGACCAAAGGTTGGGTATTAGGTTATTTACCAAAGCAAGAGTTCTTTGATCTCGCAAGATTTTTTAAGAAAGGAGATTCTGATCCATCCTCTCCAAACAATTTTAAGTATAGGTCTGACACTTACTCAGTTCGTATTGATCAATTAAAAAATATTAATTTATTGGTTACATAATGTCTAAAAGAAAAAATAATAAGAAGAGTACGAATAAGTACCGTAGCGGTTCAGAAGTTAAGTGTGCCAATCTTTTAGAAAAACGGAAGATTGAATATTTATATGAACCGCATACTTTTTCTTACATAGTAGAAAAGACTTATCTACCTGATTTTCAATTACAAGAGTACAGTTTCTATATTGAAGTTAAAGGTAGGTTCGTCTCTTCTGACAGAGCTAAACATTTACGTATTAAAAAAACATATCCTGAACTAGATATTAGATTTGTATTTGACAATCCAAATGCAAAACTATATAAAGGATCAAAATCAACGTATGCTGATTGGTGTATAAAACATGGATACAAATACTGTAAGCTTTCAGAGGGATTACCGAAAGAATGGTTTCGGAAATGACAGACACAAATATATCGTTAATACTGGATGACTTTGTGTCTTCAAGTTCTGAATCCTCTTCTCCAGAAAAAGTATTGTTTCTAGCTGTAATCTTACAAGCAATATTAGATGCAACTAAACCATACTATCAGGGAGAGCCAGAACAATCTGAATTAGATAGGCGTTCAGCCAGAGCATGGTTTTCAGCAAGCATAGGAGTTACAGCTAAAGACTTTGAAACGGTCTGTGATTTAGCAGGTGTCGATCCAGCTTATACAAGATCATTTGCTTACAAGATAATTGAAACTAAAGAAGTTAAGTTTATCCGAAAAAGGATCAATGCGTTATTGACGCATAGTTAGAAAGGATGTATAATATGAGTTTATCAACAGATACAAAGGTAAAGTTTGTTAAATCAGATAAAGATAAAATACGCTGGAGATTCCTACCCTTATCTGTTATTCGTGATGTAGCTTCTGTACTAGATTTTGGAGCTAGTAAGTACGGCGGTGATAATTGGAAGAATTGTGATGATTGGGATAGATACTACGATGCGCTTATGCGGCACATCGATGATTGGCGTAGCGGCACTACAGAAGATCCTGACACAGGTAAGCACCCATTGATCCATGCAATCTGTTGTCTTATATTTTTAGCTTGGAAGGAAACGCGAAGTAATGGTGAGAAATAAAACACGAGAAGATAAAGTTGAAGATTTTCACAAAGCTTTTAAACTTGATATCAATAGCCAAGCGCGTGTTAGTCTATTAAATTTAAGAGCTAAACTAATTGAAGAAGAGACACGAGAAGTTGTACAAGCAATAGATGCGATCTCAACTGAATTAATATTTCATAAAAGACCTTCAGCTGATCACTGGGGGCATTTACTTAAAGAGCTATGTGATCTACAATATGTATTAAGTGGAACTATCGTAGCTCTTAAAGATTTACCTACTCATGTATTTGATGCTGCATTTAATAGAGTGCACGACAGTAACATGTCTAAGCTAGATGATGAAGGTAACCCGATCTACAATAAAGAAGGCAAAGTTTTAAAAGGGAAAAACTATAAAGAACCTGATCTTTCAATGTTAGTATAATTAAAGGAGATACTATGACAACCAACTACGAAGACTTTATTCACATATCTAGATACGCTCGTTTTATTCCTGCCGAATCACGTCGAGAGACGTATCAGGATACTGTTGATCGTTGGTGGGATTACATGACTGATAAGTTCCCGCTGCTATGTCAGATGCCTTATGTTAAAAAGGCTATTGAAGATAAAGAAGTTATGCCATCCATGCGTACTATGATGGCGGCAGGAGAAGCTCTAGATCGTAACCACATTGCCGCATATAACTGTAGCTATCTATCTATTGACGATCCTAAATGTTTCGATGAAGCACTTATGATCTTAATGTGTGGTACTGGTGTAGGCTTTAGCGTTGAGCGTAGTGCAGTTGAAAAGCTCCCTGAAGTTCCTACCATTCAACGTACCGAAGAAACTATTGTCGTTGCTGACAGTAAAGAAGGATGGGCTAAAGGGCTACGTCAATTAATTTCTAGACTGTATGCAGGTGAGCATCCTACATGGGATTTGAGTAAGATTAGACCAGCTGGTAGCCGCCTAAAAACATTTGGTGGACGTGCTAGTGGGCCTGAACCATTAGATAACTTGTTTCGTTTTGTTACCTCTACTTTTTATAAATCATCTGGGCGTAGACTTTCAAGCTTAGAGTGTCACGATATTATGTGTGCTGTTGCAGCCGCTGTAGTTGTAGGCGGTGTACGTCGATCAGCTATGATCTCATTATCCAATTTAAGTGATGATAGAATGCGTCATGCTAAGATGGGCAGTTGGTTTAATGAAAATGTAAATCGTAGTTATGCTAATAACTCAATTGCTTTTACTAGTAAACCGGACATGGGAACATTCCTTCGTGAGTGGACTTCATTGTATGAATCTAAGAGTGGTGAACGTGGCATCTTCAATAGAGAAGCGGCTGTGAACAAAGCAGCTGAGATCAACAGGAAGACAGAGTACGACTTTGGTACTAACCCATGTGGAGAAATTTCATTACGCTCTAAACAGTTCTGCAACCTAAGTGAGGTTGTGGTTAGACCGCATGATACTAAGAAGACCATCAAAGAGAAGGTACGTATTGCAGCTATCATTGGTACGTTCCAATCTGCACTAACTGATTTTAAATACTTGTCTAAAAAATGGAAAGACAATAGTGAAGAAGAACGACTACTGGGCGTATCCCTTACAGGGATTTATGATAACAAACTAACGTATGATCCTGATCCTTCTTTTCTTAGTGAACTACGGTCATTCTGTAGGGAGGTAAACGAAGAGATTGCTTTAGCTTTAGGCATTCCCCCTTCAGCTGCCATCACAACCGTTAAACCGTCTGGTACTGTTTCTCAGTTAGTTAATAGCGGTAGTGGTATTCATCCACGTTATGCTCATTACTACATTAGACGTGTTCGTGCTGATGTTACTGATCCACTAGCTAAATGGATGGTTGAGAGTGGCATGCCTTATGAGCTTGATGTTTATAACAAACAGAACTATGTGTTCTCTTTTCCTATCGCTTCAGACAAAGGAGCAATGTCCCGTCATGATATCTCTGCTCTTGATCATCTTGAGCTATGGCTTAAATATCGGACATATTGGACTGATCATAACCCATCAGTTACAATCTACGTTGGAGAAAACGAGTGGATGGATGTAGGTCAGTGGGTATTTAAAAATTGGGATGAAGTATGTGGTATTGCTTTCTTACCTAAAGAAGACGATTCCCA